GAGCAAGCTAACAACAAACGAAATAATCGGTTTTTTAACTATAAAGGAAAAACACAGACACTTGCGCAATGGTGTAGAGAACTTTCCCTCAACTATATGACCATAAAAACTCGTTTGCGGGCGGGCGGACTTACTTTTGAACAAGCTATTTCCTTTCCTAAAAACTACCCCAAGGGTTGACAACTGGCTGTGCAGCAATCTTCTGAATCTCGGCTTCAATGTCCTCAACACCAAAATCCTTCGCTAACCACCTGGTCATAGTCTCACGGCTAATAATGTTTGCACTCGCAACTGTAGATGCAATCTGAACCTTCTTCTGCAAATCCTCCATTGTTGGAGGAAATACAGGCGGCCACTGCGCTATCAACGTAATACTCTTCGGCTTGTATCCAGGTGGAATTGATACAGGAACAGGCACTCCCTGCTCATTTAGAATCAAGGTTGCTAATGCCATCTTGAGCTGAAGATTCACCAAGTGCTTCTCAAGCTGTGGCCGCATCTCCTCGATTAACTCTACAAATGGCCCATGCAGCACTTCCATAGCCTTACCGCTCTGAGCGTGCGAAACCATTTTCTCAGGATCTAACAACACAATTCGACTAAGGTCCTGAATATTAAGGCGCATCTTGTCCCGAAGCATTTCTGCGGTTTCAACACCACTCATCCCAGCTTCAAGAAAACTCGCTTCACCTTCTTTTCCTAAATTCAAGGCTTTTTGACTAGAACGAATCAACGTGTCCACTTCGTCCTCGTCCATGTTTTTTAGCGTAAGCAAAGGGTCCTGGTTGTACTGAACAGCTTGTGAACTTTGAGACAACGAGTATGAAAGCTCGTCAAAGAAAGGAAGAACATCCTGAATTAGCGAAACGCCATCATCTGACTGTGGAAGATCACAAGTTTTTAACCATTCCCCTTGAACAAATCCTAGTCCGTGCTCTGCAACCGACACAACTTGAAAGTTCGGATCTTTTTGACCCTCTTCATACAAAGGATTGTCATACAGCACGTCTTGCTGCTGACCCAAATCCATCCGATACCATTTCTTTTTTGGAATACCCCGAGCGTCTTTATCTTTATCCTTTTCGTCATCGTAAACGTACTTTACAGAAACCTCTTCAAGGTTTCCAAAATCATCAAACTTCGGGTAACACCACTTTGATAAATAGTGCTCGACTACATACTGCCCGTTCATTATGGCAAAACGAACAAACACGCTCCCACTAACGAGCTTTCGACGAATAGGCTCAAGTAACTTTGCTCGAAACTGACTCTGTTGCCTAATAACCCTTAAAAATTCCTGCGTGTCTAAATCGTCTTCAATAACCCAATTTGGAAAAGTGCGCTCCCCAACAAGTTTACTCGCAAGACGAGAAACTAGGAGCTTGGCCATTCCTACGTTAATTAGCGGACGACGCTTTCTAACTGGTATGTAACTATTGTCTCCAGCTACAGATTGCTCCCAAGTGGGGAGGTGGTTGTACTGCCTGGATTCGTAATAAGCATCGTACAAATCTAGCTGAGGCCTTCTGAACAACTGCGAACCATGGGCAGTCGAAC